AACCCTTACCGCAAGCCGTTAATTATTCCCATAGGAACAAAAAAGGGTTATTGCGTGTTTACTGTATGGCCTAGCCAAAACAAGTTATCTTCATTCACTTTGTCAAATAGCGGTTGCCTAATTGTGGGCAACAGGTCAGCGGTTTAATTATGCAAAAACTATGCCAACTATATGCACCGCTTGCCTTAACCCTTATATAAACCCTTTATTTCAAATTGCAAGTTAAAACATTTATTGACAATAAAAGATGCGGAGCATCGGGGCTTGATATGTTATTATATATAAGAGAAACAAATATAGATCGGTCAATATATGCAAGCTAAAGACAAAGAAACAATGCTAACAAAGAAACAAGAATTATTCTGTCTGTATTATGCGGAAGGCGGTAAGAATGAAGATGAGGAAGACTGCCTTGGAAATGCAACTGCAAGCTATAAGAGGGCGTACAATACAAAGAACATGAATAAACAAGTTATAAACAATGAAAGTAGTAAACTACTGAATAGCCATTATGTTGCCATTAGGATTAAAACGCTAAGTGAAGAGAAAGAGCGCAAGCATCAGTATAAACAGCTAGCGGAGAATGAGCGGTTGAAAAATAAATTATGGTCGGTAGTTGACAGTGAAGAGGAAAGAACAAGCGACCAATTGAAAGCTATGGAATTATTAGGCCGTTCTATAGGGCTGTTTAAAGACCATAGCATTACTGAAAGCATAGTCAGCATTGAACAAGCAAGCGATCAACTAAACGATGCCCTTAGCGATGCCCTAAGCGATAAGAGCGTAATAGAATTGTTTCCGCGTGATAAAGAATAGAAGGGGCTGGGTGGGTGTAGCTTATTTCATCGCTCATGCGCACATACATGACCCGCACCCCCCTGCGTGTGCGCGCTCACACGATCTATATACATTGTATTTCTCTCAAATAATATGCAAAAATACCTTTACTTGTGTTTTGGCCACTTGTATACACTAGATATAGGGGTAGGAATCCTAAGGTCAAAAAATTTTTATAGGAAAAATAATGCATTTAGTAATAGAATTAACGGATATGGAAAAAGAAATATGCTCGATTGTAGGAAAAGCGCGGTATTATAATAACAGGAAACATAATATTAAAATAAATATAATAGAGGGGAATGATTTTTCTTATAAAAGCGATATTGAAGCTGTAATGGCTGAATTTGCTTTTTGTAAACAGCATGGAATTTTTCCTGATGAGGTTTTTAGGATAGGGGTAACATCTAAAAGGAACGGAAATGACATGGGTGATGCCTATGTAGACAATATGTGGATTGATGTTAAGTCAACCAAATCGGAAAATGGCATGTTATTTAGCATGGTAAAGAATCCAAATGTTGATTTGTACTCCTTAATGATAGGAACTGAAGGAACATATAGGTTGGCGGGGTATATAACAAATAAAGAGCTATGTCAGGAAAGCAGATGGGGACACCATCAGGTCTTTAAAAGGCCATGCTATGCTGCAAAACAGGAAGAATTAAAGACATATAAGGAGATTAGGGGACATGTCAGAATATAAAAAATACCATTCTTCAGAAAGAATGAAGAAGGAACGAGCATTAAGAAATAAAAACAGAAGGGCGTTGCTTAGAAAGAAAAGGGTTAAAAAGGGTGACGGAAAGCATATTGATCATAAGGATGGTAACCCAAAAAATAACTCTACAAAGAATTTGCGCGTCATTAAAGCAAAAAGAAATAGAAAAAAACAATAATCATTGACATACTATATATAGTGGTATAGAAAAAGCTATCGTTTAGCGGCGATAACTGGAGAAAGGGTCGCTCTGCTTCTTTTCCTCCCCGATACAGTGGAGCGACCTTATGAAAAAAGGAATTTTAATCTGGGAAGATAAAAATGGGGAAATTCAAATAGATGAAAAAAAGATGACAAAGTGGTTTGCTGCGGCAATAGAGAATCTCAGAGCGCTTGAAATGCCAAAGGAGGATGCTGCGTGGGTATTATTTCTAATGGGCGCTGAGGCCGTTCTGAGGGGCAATTATGAGGAATCTAAGGAGAAACACTAGTGACATTAGTGGAAGAAGACGTAAAGAGGATATGCAAAGAAGATGTAAGGAGTGCGGATCAAAAAAATGGGTGTGCTTCTCCCCAAACTTCGGCAGAGATTGGTATTGCTGGGGGCATCGGCCAAATTCTACTGAAAGCGAAAGAAAAACTGAATCCGAAAGACAAGACGGCAAAAGTGAAAATACAAAGGGTGGTTCAGTCTGGAAAAGTGAAATTAAGCCCAAAAGAAAAAGTCTCGACAGATTTTTCTAAGGACATGGTTAATAGCCCCGAACACTACGCTTCAAGTTCAATAGAGTGTATTGATGCTATGGAGGCCATGACTAATCAGGATAGAGAGTATAAAGTTTCTCTTAATGGTCATCAGATGTACTGCTGGCAAGTTATCTTTAAATATATTTGGAGATTTCCGTTTAAGAAAAATTCTTTAGAAGACTTGAAAAAAGCCCAATGGTACTTAAATAGACTAATAGAGGGTCTGGAAAATAAATAGGCACTGGGCCATCAAAAACTGCTAAATTTAAAATAGGGGTACAGGTATGGAAAAGAATATTACCAAAGTAAAAGACTTGACTGATGAAGAGCTTAGTGAGCGCATGCAGTCACTCAGAGATGAGTATAGAGAATTGTTCAGTGAAGCTAATGATCGAAAACAATCTGAAATAGCTATGGCTAAAAAGAATTATGAGGATGCCTTTAAAACTTATAATAAGGTTGCTCAAAATGAGTTTTTTGTTGATTTTGGCGGATTAGCAATGTCTCCTTTAAAGCAATTAAGGTCGATAAGGTGGTAAATATGAATGATAAACCCAAAAGAATTACTATCTAAATTAGATAAATTACCAGATAAACACAGGGCGGCAATAACAGCCGCCCTTAATAATTGGCACGCAGCAAAAAAAACAGAGGGTTCTAGGGAAAGTTTTTTAGACTTTGCGGAGAATGTTTGGCCAGCCTTCATGGAAGGCCCTCACCATAGAATAATGGGCGAAAAATTTGAGCGTGTAGCAAGTGGCGACTTAAAAAGAGTAATTATTAATATAGCTCCCCGCCACGGTAAATCTGAGTTAACTTCTTGGTTGTTGCCAGCATGGATGCTAGGACGGAATCCTGCAAGAAAAATAATTGCAGCGACTCATACAGCGGAGTTTTCAGTAAGATTTGGCCGGAAAGTTAGAAACTTAATTGCCTCTAACGAGTACAAGAAAATTTTTCCAGATGTTTCACTAAAGGCAGACTCAAAGGCTGCGGGAAGATGGGATGTTTCTGGTGGTGGGGAGTACTTTGCTGTTGGTGTAGGCGGTGCAATGACAGGACGTGGTGCAGATTTACTGATTATTGACGATCCACATTCTGAATCTGCTGGTATAAATCCAACAATAGAGTACTTTGATGGCGTTTATGAGTGGTATTCTTCAGGCCCAAGACAAAGGCTTCAGCCCAAGGGGTCTATTATAATTGTCATGACACGATGGCATGAGAGTGATTTAACAGGACAAATTCTGGCAGCCGCAAATGAAAGGCGAGGATCGGACAAGTGGGAAGTGATTGAGTTACCCGCATTATATGACTCTGGAGAACCTTTATGGCCAGATTTCTGGTCTAAGGAAGAGCTAGAGGCCTTAAAAGCAGAATTGCCTTTGGGCAAATGGCTTGCTCAATACCAGCAAACGCCGACTGCAGAAGAAGGCGCGCTGATAAAGAGAGAATACTGGAAACCTTGGGAGAGGGTTAATCCGCCTCAGTGCAATTATATAATACAGTCAGTGGATACAGCCCATACAAAAAATGCAAGATCAGATTATTCCGCAATAACAACTTGGGGGGTTTTTGATCATCCCAATGAAAAAGGAAAAACTGTTCCTAATATTATATTATTGGATTCAGTAAATGAAAAACTGGAATTTCCAGAGTTAAAAAGGAGATCATATGATTTATACCGTGCTTACGAGCCTGACAGCTTTCTTGTCGAGGCTAAGGCAGCAGGTCTACCTCTTATACAGGAACTTAGATCGATTGGTATACCAGTTACTGACTACACTCCAAGCCGTGGTCAGGATAAGCTATCTAGGGTTAATGCAGTTTCGGATATCTTTGCTTCTGGTTTGGTCTGGCATCCAAAAACTACTTGGTCGGAGCAAGTAATAGAACAGTGTGCGGGATTTCCAAATGCATCACATGATGATTTAGTTGACTGTACCACATTGGCACTGATGAGATTTAGACAGGGAGGATTCCTTGCCTTGCCACAAGATTATGAAGAAGAAGAAGTGTATAAAAGTTATAAACCAAAGGAATTTTACTAAGGATAAAGTATGGCTGAACCAGTAACCATGAAAAAATCAGAGGCGACAGATGCCGATTTAAAAATTGGCGTTTTAAATCCTGAAGCCATTTCTATAGAAGATGATGATGGTTCTGTTGTTGTGGATTTTAATCCAAACGAACAGGAAAGCGATGCTGAATTTGATGCAAATTTGGCAGAGTTTATGGAGGAGTCCGATTTAGATGAATTGGGCGCTGAAATTACCTCTCTTTATGAAGAAGATAAAAATTCAAGATCAGATTGGGAAACCGCCTATATTAATGGTTTAGATATGCTTGGCGTTAAAATAGAAGAGCGGTCAATGCCTTTTGACGGAGCTACTGGTGTAACGCATCCTATACTCAGTGAAGCAACCATTAGATTTGTATCTCAGGCTATGATGGAGGTATTCCCGTCTTCTGGGCCTGTTAAAGCTTCTATAGTTGGCAAAGCTTCTCCCGAAAGAATAGAACAGGCAAAAAGAGTAGAAGATTACATGAACTATCTTCTTACAGAGGAGATAGAGGAGTACAGGCCAAGCACTGAGCAACTATTGTTTCAATTGGCTCTTGCGGGATCGGCTTTTAGAAAAGTGTATTACGATCCAACATTTGATAGACCGGAAAGTATTTTTGTTCCCGCAGAAGATTTTATAGTAAGTTACGAAACAACAGACTTAAAAAGCAGTCCTCGTTTTACACATGTAATGAGAAAAACAGACAACTTTGTAAAGCGAATGCAGATAAATGGATTTTATAGGGATGTTGAATTAGGAGAGCCAACAGGAGATAAAGGCGATGTCAAAACAAAATACTCGGAACTTACCGGAGTTACGGAAATTACGGAAAGTGACATTCGGGTTGTCCTCGAAGCCCACATTGAACTCGACCTCAAGGGCCACGAAGACAAAGATGAAGACGGAGAAGAAACGGGATTACAACTTCCCTACATTGTTACAGTTGATGAATCCACAGGTAAAGTGTTATCAATTCGGCGTAACTATGCTGAGGAAGACCCACTAAAACAATCTAGGCAGCACTTTGTCCATTACAAATTTCAGCCCGGCCTTGGATTTTATGGCTTTGGCCTAATACATCTAATTGGATCTATTGCAAAAAGCTCAACTTCGATACTAAGGCAATTGATTGATGCGGGAACTTTGGCTAACCTTCCTGCTGGATTTAAAGCAAGAGGATTAAGAATTAAGGGAGATGACAGGCCTATTGAGCCGGGAGAATTTAGAGATATTGACCTGCCAAGTGGTGCAATAAGAGACAATATTCTTCCTTTACCATTTAAAGAGCCTTCTGCAACTTTAGCACAATTGCTTGGAGCTATAGTGGACGAAGGTAGAAGAATAGCTTCTATTGCAGACATGAATATAGGAGAGGGCAATCAAGAAGCTCCCGTAGGAACAACTTTGGCGCTTATTGAGCGGTCAATGAAGGTTATGTCTGCCGTTCATGCTCGGTTACATACTTCCTTTAGGCGCGAGTTTAAACTTTTATCTCGAATTATAAGGGATTCCTTGCCAGAATATCCATATGAAACTGGCAAAGATTCTTTAATAGCAAAAGAAGATTTTGATGACAGGGTAGATATAATTCCTGTATCCGACCCAAATGCAACGTCTTTTGCACAAAGAATGATGCAACATCAAGCCGCATTACAAACCGCTGCAACAGCACCTCAAATGTATGATATGCGAGAATTGCATAGAAGATTTTTACACACAACCGGAATCGAAAATGTTGATTCAATTTTGCCAGATGTGGGAGATATCCCACCATATGATCCTGTATCGGAAAATGCAAGAATGATGGCTGGTGGGCCAGTTAAAGTGTATTCATACCAAGACCATGAGTCCCATCTTTCGGCACACACTTCTCTGCTTCAAGACCCATCAATGGCGCAAAACCCTATGGGGAAACAGATCGGGGCGGCTTTAAGCGCGCATATATCCGAACACATGGCGCATAAATATAGGAATGAGGCAGAGAAACTAATGGGTACACAAATACCTTCCCTTGACGTGAAAGACGGAAAGGGCTTGAGTGAAGAACAAGAACAGGCAATATCTAATCAAGCCGCTCAAGCTGCAGCTCAGATTACAGGAAAAGCACAGCAACAGGCAGTACTTGAACAGCAGATGCAAGCCGCTCAAGACCCCGTAGTTCAACAGCAGCAAGCAGAACTTGAGGTTAAGAAGGCTAAAATCAAACAAGAAGATGATGATTCCAGAAGAGACGCTGATGTTGAAATTAAAAAAGCTGAAATGAGAACAGAGCTAGAGGAAAAGAGGCTGGAAATGCAAAAAGACATTGCAGATGACAAGGTAAAAGCCGGTCTTATAAGTAGAAAAAAGCAATAATAAACAAGGCATTGGGCCTTGAACATGTGTTATAACTATAATAGAGGTAGATAAATGTCTAGCCCCGAAGCTGTAAACTTCGCAAGTCAGTATAGAGAAATTCTTAGAAAGTACATGAATGAACTTACTGACAACATTGCGCTGGGAAGTGCTAAAAATTTTGATGAATATCAACGATCTGTAGGTCAAATTGAAGGCCTTGCAATCGCGGAACGAGAGTTGTTAAATCTCATGAGTCATCAAGATGAAGATGACTAATAACGGATTCAGTCGCCGCTGTAATACATAGACTGCATAAAAGGAGAACATATGACTTCAGTTTATTCAACTGCGGAGGTTTTTATACCAGAGAACCCTCCAAAACCAATGGGATATCATTTATTAGTTGTTATGCCAAAGGTACAAGAAGCCACTAAAGGTGGTGTTTTATTGCCAACAGATACCAAATCAAGAGAGGATGTAGCGTCCATTATTGGAAAAGTTGTTTCTGTAGGTGAGGATGCTTACCCCGTAGGCGATCCTAAATTTGCCAAAGGGCCTTGGTGTAAGGAGGGCGATTGGGTTTTATTGTCAAAGTATTCAGGGCATAGATTTGAGTATGACAATACAGAAATGAGAATTGTTAATGATGATTCTATTCTGGCAACTGTAAGCGATCCAACTAAGGTGTCGAGGGCATCAACATGAGTGAAGAAGAAAAAGAATTGGAAGTTGAAATTGAAGAAACGGCTGAAGAAAAAGTTGAGCCAGTTAATGAGGTTGTTGAAGAGGTAGAAGAAAATCCTGCCCCTGAGGAGGAAGCTCCTAAAAAGCCTACAAAATTTCAAAAACGTATTGACGATTTGACCCATAAGCAAAGGGAAGCAGAGCGTCAAAGAGATGAGTATTATAAAGTTGCACAAAAGGTTATGGATGAAAATAACCGATTAAGGAGCGCCGCAAAACAATACTCGAGTGTTTCAGCAAAAGAGATGGAAAGTCGAATAAATGCAGAAATAGCTCAACACAAAACAGATTATCGTAAGGCATTTGAAGACGGAGATGCAGAAAAACTTGCTGATGCACAAGAAAAGATGGCTAGAACAGCTTCTCAGAGTGCTAATGTAGATCAATTTAAGCAAGCTGCTGATTCGCCTGATTTTGACACACAAAAACAAGCGCCATTAGCGCCGCCACCAGATAACAGGGCGGTAGAATGGGCTAATAGAAATCCTTGGTTTAACCAAGATATGGTTATGACCAATGCCGCATATGCTGTGCATGACTCATTAGTAAAGCAAGGTATCAATCCAGATACTGAGGGCTACTATGAAAGAATAGACAGTAGAATGCGCGAAGAGTTTCCCCAAAAGCTTAATGTTGGACAAACTGAGCCATCAAGAAAAAGGGAAACGTCAACCATCGTAACTCCGGGCGGAAACCAAACAGGTAAAGCTCGCAAAGTTCGCTTAACCCCCAGCCAAGTGGCTGTCGCTAGACGTTTAGGCGTTCCATTAGAGGAATATGCTAAACAGTTTAACGCATTAGAGAGAGGCTAAATATGTCTAAAAATGAGCAAGCAAAACGTACTTCCAGATCTATTGAGAAGCG